TCCTTCATGGATTTGGCTGTCGGGACTGGTATTTTGTGCGTCGAGGAAGGCGATTCACTAAACCCAGTAAACTTTTCTGCAATTCCCCTACCCCATGTCGTACTTGATACTGGCCCCGACGATAGAATAGATCACGTATTCCGTGAGCGTAAGAAAGTTAAGTTTGATCATTTGCCATTGATGTTTCCGAATGGAACCTTTGATAACAAAGTTACTTCGCAAATGGGAGCAAACAGAGAAACAACTGTTCTTGAACTGGTTTGTCGTGATTACTCAACAAAGAATGAAGAGTCTTACCTTCACTATGCAATCTGCATGAGTACAGAAACCGTACTGCATTATAAGAAACTAAGTGGCGTTGGCTCTAATCCATTTGTTTGCTTTAGATGGTCTAAATGTGCTGGTGAGGTTTATGGACGTGGACCACTTATCAATGCCCTATCTTCTATTAAAACAACTAACCTTACGATTGAGTTGATTCTTGAAAATGCCCAAATGTCCATATCAGGTATATACCAAATGGAGGATGATGGTGTCATTAATCCAGATACCATTAACTTAGTACCAGGGACTATAATACCAAAGGCTATGGGGTCTGCTGGATTGCAGCCTATTCAAGCGGCTGGTCGCTTTGATGTAGCGCAACTTGTGTTGAGTGACATGCGGTTGAATATCAAACGCGCACTTTACAACGATATGCTGGGGAATCCTGATCGAACCCCTGCAACTGCAACTGAGATTGCAGAAAGAATGGCTGATCTTTCCAGAAGAATGGGTGCTGCATTTGGTAGATTGCAAGCTGAGTTGGTTCAGCCTGTCTTGCAGCGTGTTATTTATATTCTCAAGAAACAAGGGCGTATTGAGGTTCCGACTATAAATGGTCGTGAGGTTAAGGTTCGCTCTGTATCTCCGCTTGCTCAAGCGCAAGCCAATCAGGATATTTCTAGCGTTGCTAGGTTTATTGAGATGGTTGGCGGTGGCTTTGGGCCAGAGATGTTGCAGCTACTTATTGATGGTGAACAGACAGCTATTTACCTTGCTAAGAAATTTGGTGTGCCAGAGAGCTTGATTCGTGACGAAGAACAGCGTAGACAGATAGCTGCGTTAGCGCAGCAACTGGCACAACAACAGCAAGGTATGCCCATTGAGCAACAAGGTTAATATTGGAATAGACGGTATTCAACGTAGTTCGGACAGGGATGTCCAGATAAGTCAGAATATTGCCCAGATATTTTCTAGCGCAACAGGTCAAGAAGTTTTGAAATACTTTCGATCCGTTACCATTGAGTTGGTTAACGGCCCGAATATTTCTACGGAAGAGCTTCGTCATCTTGAGGGCCAGCGTTATTTTGTGGGAATGATTGAGCAAAGGATTGCTCATGCACATAGGAGTAAAAACAAATGAGTGAAGAAGCAGCACAGGTAGCAGAAGCCGATGGGCGCGATTTTGTAACTCAGGAAGACGTTGAGCAAGCAGCAGCCCCCTCAAGACCAGAATGGTTGCCAGAGAAATACAATAGCGGAGAAGACTTAGCCAAAGCATACAAGGAGCTTGAATCCAAACTTGGCACTAAAGAAGAAGACATCCGCAATAGAATCATAGAAGAAATACAGTCCGAAGCATTTAGCGACAGGCCAGAAAGTGCTGGTGATTATCAGCTTCCAGAATCTATAGATGATTCTGCTGCTGTAGATAACAAGCTGCTATCTTGGTGGGCAGAGCATTCTTTTGAGAATGGATACTCTCAGGAAGAGTTTGAGCAAGGCATTGCTATGTATGCCGAAGCCATGAATGGCTCAATGCCTGACATTGAGGCAGAGGCAAAAATGCTGGGTGACAATGCAGATCAGCGTATTGAGGCTGCATCTTTGTTTGCCAATAAGTTTTTTCCAGAGGCAGCACTTCCAGCAATAGAAAGAATGTGTGAATCCCATGAGGGTATCATTGCATTGGAAGCTATTATGGAAGCTATGAAGGATGGTTCGTTTGCTGGGAATACTCAGGCAGTAGCAGGAACCAGCGAAAAAGAACTCAGGGAGATGATGAATGACCCAAGATATTGGAAAGACCGTGATCCACACTTCATCAAGCAAGTCACAGAGGGTTTCCAGCAAATATACAAATGAGGTTAAGATTCTGCAAAGGGGCAAGTATTACCTTACCCCTTTTCTGCCTCATCACATAGAAGAGGTTCTTTTAAACCTTAGCCAAGAAAACAAGCGAGAGCTAAAACTTCTGGGGCATCTGGATATAGAAGAAGCTCTGATTGAAATGTATGAATCTTCTGAATGCTATCTAGCGCGTAAGGAAGGCGAGTCATTTCTAATGGTGGGTGGTCTTTGGTACAATGAAGACCAAGACTTTCCGCAAATGTTCTCAATGTTCTCTAAAGACTTTGCGGATCACTTCGTGCCAATAGCGCGTGGCTCAAAAATGCTGGTTAACTTTTTTGATAAGACTCAAGACATGATGTCTATGACAATCCTGTCTGATTATGAGTTTATGGTGCAGTGGGCAACATGGCTTGGTTTTGAGGTAGTTGGTGTAATAGAAAGCAATTCTCACAAGTATGTTGAGTTTGTGCGTTGCAATCCCAATAGAAAAAGTGTTTACGATGGCGCATCACGGCCCGTAATGCACTGAAAGGCCCGAAAGGATACCCTTGCTGACGTGAGAGAGCGGACACCCGACGATAAATCTGTAACCTCATAAGGACTGTATAAATGGCTAATACAATTGACCAAGCCTTTATCAAGCAGTTTGAGACAGAAGTTCACATGGCGTATCAGCGTATGGGTTCCAAATTCCGTAACACTGTTCGCTCTTCGAACGTAACTGGCTCAGTTGCTCGTTTCCAAGTAATTGGTAAAGGTACTGCAAGCACTAAATCGCGCAATGGTAACGTAACACCTATGGACCTTGCGCACACCAATGTTGAAGCAACGATGACAGATCATTACGCTGCCGAGTACATCGACAAGCTGGATGAATTGAAAATCAACATCAACGAGCGTCAAGCTGTAGCACAATCTGCTGCTGCTGCTCTTGGTCGTAAGACTGATGAATTGATTACAACGGCAATGGATGCTGGCGCTAATGCAAGTCAAATTCATGACACTGGTTCTGCACTAGAAAAAGTAGACTTGTTGTCATTGTTTGAAACATTCGGCAATGAAGATATTCCAGAAGACGGACAACGCTATCTTGCTATGTCTCCTGCTGGTTTTGCTGACTTGTATGCAATCAACGAGTTTGCATCTTCTGACTTTGTTGGACCGCAAAACCTGCCATATGCTGGCGGCATGACAATGAAAGAGTTCTTGGGCTTCAAGATTTTCTCAACGTCTGCTGTTGCTGGTGGTAAGAACTTTGCATACCACACAACTGCCGTTGGACTTGGTATTAACTCTGACGTTCAGACAGAAGTTAACTACGTTCCAGAAAAAGTTTCACATCTTGCAACCTCTATGATGTCAATGGGTGCTGTCGTTATTGATGACGATGGTGTCTTTGAAGTCTTAGACAATAACTAAGGAGTTAGAAAATGGCTTTTAGTGCAAGTGGACTAACTCGCGTTGGTGGTGACTCAAACGGTAGTCTTTGGATGTACACATCTGCTGATCCTATTGCAGATGTAAATACAGCGGGTTATTTCAATAACGCAGCAAATATGCTTGCTGTTCGGGATTTGATTGTTGTCCGTGATACAAACGTTCCGACTACAAACTTTGTCACTGTTTTGTCGAATACTGGTACTGTGGTTGACGTATCTGATGGTACGGCTGTTGCAGAAACAGACGGCGACTAATAAGGGAATGGGGGCTTCGGCCCCCATACTGCCATGCCAACGATAGCAAACACACCATTATTGATTTGTTCGAGAGCATCCCTCCTGATTGGCGGTGATGCTATTTCTTCATTTAGCGACTCTACTGCCGAAGCAACGGTTGCTAATGCTGTATATGAGGATATTGCTCAAGGTCTTTTGACAAGTACAAGATGGAGGTTTGCATCTAAACAAGCGCAGCTTACTAGAAATGGCACTGCACCTTTAACACGCTGGGATGCTTCTTATGCACTGCCAGCAGACTCTTTGATGATTTCAGTCATTACAATCCAAGACCTGCCAATTGAATATGATATTTATGAAGGCAATGCGTTTTGCGATGCAACAACAACCGATACTGTGATTGCTGATTATATCTTTAGAGCGGATGAGGCTAACTGGCCTTCTTACTTTATTACTGGTGTTGAGCTATCTGTTGCTTCAATGCTTGCTATGTCTGTTGCTAGGGATGCTTCATTGGCAACTGCTTTTGAGGAAAAGGCAGAGCGTCAGCTTATAAAGGCAAGGCGTCTGGATTCACAACAACAGACCACCAGAAAACTCCACACATCGAGGTTTATTGCTGAAAGGCGTAGTTGATGCAAAAAGTTAGAGTTGCTCAGAACAGCTTTCAGTTTGGAGAAGTCAGTGATTCATTAGTAATGAGAACTGATACTGCGGTGTATCCTGCATCTGCGCAGCGCGTAGAAAATATGCTGGTTACTGCGGAAGGCTCTTTGAAAAAAAGATACGGCCTAAAACATATTTATGACTATGGATTAAGCTATAGCTCTTCAAATACAAACACTCCAAATCTAAGTAGTGCAGATTATAATGAAATAAGCTTTAGTGTTTCAGGGCAAGACGCAACTCCAAGTGGCATGTTTTTTAAGCCTGATGGAACTGAGCTTTATATAACTGGCACAACCAATGATAATGTTTATCAATATTCTCTAAGCACTGCTTGGGATATTTCAACGGCATCATATGTTCGGACACTTGCTTCGCAAAACAATCCAAGAAATTTGTTTTTTAAACCTGATGGAACGGAGCTTTATATTGTAAGAGCTCATCCCACACTTGTATACGGACTTGTTGAGCAGCTTACACTTTCTACAGCTTGGGATATTTCAACCGCTTCTTCTACATATGATTTTCCAACTTTAAATGAAGACACGGCTCCACAAGGGATATTTTTTAAATCTGATGGCACAAAAATGTTTGTTACAGGGATAACAAATGATGCTCTTTATGAATATACTTTGTCTACTGCATGGGATATATCTACTGCGACTCACAATCAAACTTTAAGTTTTGTATCGGCGGGTTATAATCCTTTTCCTATAGATTTATTTTTTAATGCTGATGGTACAAAAATGTTTATTTTTGGAGCGTTTGTTCAAAATCTTGTTTATGAATATTCACTGTCTACTGCGTGGGACATTTCAACAGCTTCGTATGATAATATTTCATTTTCTTTAGATGATGAAGATACTCAAATGCAAGCCTTGTATTTCAAAGATGATGGCACAAGAATGTATGCTGTTGCCCCAAATTCTAGTCGCATTTGTGAATATATAACCACACCTCAAGAAGAGCAGTCTAACTTATTCCCTTTTGTTTTTGATCAAAATGAAGAATACGTTATTTCTGTAGAAAACCATAGAGTTCGATGTTTTCGCCTTTTAACAGATGGTACAGTAAGTCTTGTTGCTACAATTACCCAAGATGTAAATAGCAATACATTACCTTTTAATAGAGATTATTTAAAAGAATATACAGCAACGCAGCGCGGCGATGTTATGTGGATATGCCATCCATTGTTTGCGCCTAGACTTCTTACAAGAACAAGTCTGACTACATTTGAAATAAGCACTTACACCTTTGACCAGCGACTAGATAACAGCGTTACGTTTCAGCCTTACTCTAAGTTTCAAAGTCAAGGGGTAACACTTGATCCAAGCGCAACAACTGGCAATGGTATTACATTAACAACTAGCACTGCTTATTGGGATACCACAGGGACACAAACTGCTGGAAATTATTTGGACTCTTTGCACGTTGGAGTAACGGTAAGATATAGTGGGAATGAAATTACAATAACCAGTGTTCAATCTTCTACTCAAGCAACTGGCGATGTT